AGTTAATTATTTATATTTTTAATATTTTTATTATAAAGATCAAGTATATCCATATAATTGAAAATAACTTTTCTACTAATATTTTTATTAGTTTTTTTAGAAATAAGATAGTTAATATTTATTAAAATATTGTTATATGTAGTAAGTGTATAAATAATATGTATAGAATGTTTATTATATAAAAATATAATATCAGATATAATTTCAAGTTTATTTTTAAATTGAATTATAATATCATCAGAATCATTAATTATACTATTAATAATTTCTTGTAAATATAGAATATTATCAATTATAGTATTATAATTATTATTAATAGTAAAATTATTTGTATAAAAAACAGCATTTGCTTTTAATAAATCTTTAATTTTATTACTATTATATTCATCAGAGTCAATATTATTAAATGAAGTATCATAGATATTTTTTAAATATACTTTATTATAGTTATAAAATATTGTAGAATATTCTGGAAAAATTTCTATTAATGATGAAGATAGTTTGGAATATGGTTTTACCATAAATTGATTAGATGAAATATGAATAAATATGTCGTTAAATATATCAGTAGATTCATTTTTATTTAGAATGTGAAGTAGAGCAATAATTTGTTTAAAATATAAAGTATATGAGTTATTAGAAAGTTTATTTAAATTTAATCTAATATCAGAAAAAGAAATAGGTTTTGGATTAGTATATTTAGATTTATGTTGTTTACGTTCTTTGAACTTATATTCAATAGTATATAAAATATTAATTGTTTCATCAGAAAGAGTAGAAATAGAATTACTAGAGTTATCAATAAAAGAATTACTGTTATCTAAAAAATTATTTTCAATAAGTAAAATATTACTTAATGTATAATATAACATAGATATATACAACATGCTTATTTAAATAAGTTAAATATGTAAAATAAAGATATTTAAATGTTATAAATAACAATGGATAATAATTTTAGGTTACCAATTTATTATATAGAAAATAAAGAAGAATTAACAGAAAATATAAAGACAGATTTAGAGTTAGTAAAAAAAAATAGTAATGAAGAATGTGGACTATATAATAATATATTAGAATCTGAAAGTGAATTTGGTAATAAATTGATATATATGTGGAGTAAATATTATACATCAGATAAAGAATTTTTGATAGAGTCACAAAAATTATATTGTACAACTAATAATTATGATTATGATAAAGAAGAAGAAAAAAGAGTATTAGATATAGTAGAAAAGATAAATAATAAAGAAAAATTTGAAGATACATATTTATATTTAAAAGATTTATATGGCTATGAAAGAATAAATGAAAATTATAAATTCATGTTATTTTATACAATAATTCTAATATTGTCACCAGTTTTATCTTTATTAACTCCAGTATTATTTTTAATAATACCATATTTTTTATTAAGATTTAAAAATATAAATATATCACTAACAACATATGTGAATACATTAAAATTATTATTATGTAAAATGCCAGTATGTAGAATGGTTTTAACAGGAGATATAAAACCAAGTAATATATTAACAATAATATTTAGTGCTTCGATGTATATATTTCAAGTATATCAGAATATTAATCAATGTATGAGATTAAAAAATTATGTTATAGAAAGTCATAATGAATTATATACAGTAAAAAAGTATATGGAAAAAGGAAAGAAAAATATAGAAAAATTATTATATATAACAGAAAATATGAAAAGCTATGAAAAATTTAATAGTGACATATTGAATTTTAAAAATATTTTAGAAAAATATTTATCGAGCCTAGATAATATAGCTGAAGGAAATATAAACATAATAAAAAATTTAGGTGTAATAAGGAGTGAATATTATAGTTTATATATGAATGAAGATATAAGTAAACTATTATTATATTTATGTAATTTTAATGGATATTTGATGAATATAACAGCAATAAAAAGAAATATATTAGAAAATAAAATCACAAAGGCAATATATGTAAGTAGTAATACAAAAATGAAAAATATGTATTATCCGGAAATAAAAGATAAGATAATAAAAAATAGTATAATATTAAAAAATAATAAATTAATAACAGGTGTAAATGCTTCAGGGAAGACTACATTAATTAAAACAGTATTATTAAATATATTATTATCACAGCAAATAGGTTATGGTTATTATGAAAAAGGAAAAATAAAATTATATGATAAATTACATAGTTATTTAAATATACCAGATACAAGCAATAGAGATAGTTTATTTCAAGCAGAAGCAAGGAGATGTAAAATAATACTAGATGATATAATATATAATAAAAATAAAGAACATTTTTGTATATTTGATGAATTATATAGTGGTACAAATCCAATTGAAGCATCAATGGCAGGATATGGATATTTAAGATATTTAAATAATTGTAAAAATGTAAAGTTTATATTAACAACACATTATTTAGATATGTGTAATAAATTAGAAAAAAACTGTAAAAATAAATCGATAATAAACAATAATATGAAAGCGTATTATAAAAATAATGATTTAGTATTTACATATAAGTTAAAAAAAGGTGTAGCACAAGTTAATGGTGGGGTAGAAGTATTAAAAAAATTAGGATATAAAAAAGAAATACTTGATGATGCTATTAAATTTAATTAAGTGTATTCGTTTAATTAAAAAAAATATAATAAGAAAAGAAATAAATGAGTATAGGTTTACTGTATTTAGGTATAATTTTATTATTAGGAGGATGTTTTTTGTATGTACGATATAATTTAAAAAATGTAAATTTAAGAATAACAACATTAATGGAATTAACAACAGCATTAACAAATGAATTAGAATTAATACAAAAAAATATGGGGTTAACAAATAACATAAATAGTAGTGTTATAGATACTACAAATAATGTATTAAATTATGATAGCAGAGAATTAGTATCTGATGATGAAGATGAAGATGATGAAGACGACGATGATGATGATGATGAAGATGATGATGATGAAGATGAAGATGAAGATAATGATGATGAAAATAAAGAGTTAGAGATTCAAGAATTTATTGTAGAATCTAAAAACAATGATAAACATGATGAGAGAGATAAAATAGAAATTTTAGAGTTAGATTCTCAAAGTACAGATTATGACAAATTGACAGTACCTGAATTAAAAAAAATGGTAAAAGATAAAAATCCTGAAATAAGTATAACAAAATTAAAGAAAGATGAATTAATATCAATATTAAATAATAATTAGTAAATAATAAATATAGTAGATATTATATATATATATATATTTTTTCATTATAATTATATAGAGTATAATTATAATGGAAAAATTTAATGTATTAGAGTGTTCAAATAATGTTTATATGTTAAATAAACAAATAATAAATGAGGATGAAGTATTTAATTTACTATTAAATGATGAAGACAAAAATTCAGATAGTATTTATAATATAGGAAATTTATTAAACATGCCATATTATTATACAGACGTTTCATGTAAATGGAATCTTAGTAAAATTAAAGTGAATAATAAAAGAATTCCATTTGAAAATTCATTTGTAAGATATTATTACGATTCTTTCATAGAAGGTAAAGATGTTGTACCAGATCCAGTTAGTATAAATAATTCATTTAATAATTTTATTAGTTATAAAAAAATGAATTATTATGAAAAAATTTTTAATAAAGATGATGTATTAGTAGTTCATTTAAGAACAGGTGATTTAGGAGATGCCGGAGACTATTATAAAAAGATTCTACAATTATCAAAAAATTTTAATAAAATATTTATATTAGTAGGTATTCATAACCGTGGACAAGGACATCCAGATATAAAAAAAAGTGAAAATGTAAAAAAAGATACATTAAATTCAATATCAACAATATTTAAAAATGTAGATAATATAAAAATATTAATTGGTAGTGCTGATGAACATTTATGTATAATGAAATATGCAAAGAATCTGTTAGCTCATAAAGGTTCATATAGTGTTCTTGGTTGTATTCTATGTTCTGGTAATATATATATAACAAAAGTATTTAATGCTGGTGTAAAGAATGGTAATAATGAAAGATGGAATAATATGATAAAAGAGTGTAATAAAAATATTAATTTTATATAAATTAATAAAATAATTAAATGATATAGTAATATATTTTTTATTAAAATATATGACTTTTGTATTATTAAGTATTGATGTAGGTATAAAAAATTTAGGAATATGTTTATTAGAAGTAGATTCTAAAAGAAATATAGAAAAGATAATAAAATGGAAAATAATTTCATTAATAGATAGTAAAAATCAATTTTGTAATGGAAAATTAAAAAATGGAAATGATTGTAGGTGTATAGGTAAATATAAAAGTAATGATAAATATTACTGTAGTAAACATAAATATGAAGATAGTAAATTAGAAAAAAAGATAAAGGCAGGAGATATAGATATAATAACTTTAGGAAGAAATATAAAATATAGATTAGATGAGTTGTTAGAAGAAGAAAAAAAAATAGATTATGTGGTAATAGAAAATCAAATAAGTACAATAGCTAGTAGAATGAAAACAATACAAGGAATGATAATACAGTATTTTATATTAAAGAATATAAAAAATATAGATGTAATATCATCACAAAATAAACTAAAACTATTAAAAGAATATGAAAATATAGAAAATATAAAAAAAACATCATATGGAGACAGAAAAAAGATGGGTATAAATTTAACTAATAAAATATTAGATACAAATGAAAAAATAAAAGGAAGTAAAGATTTATTTATAGGACAAAAGAAGGATGATTTAGCAGATTCATTTCTCCAAGGATTATATTATATAAAATATAATATAAAATTTAATTAATTAATGCGGAGTACTTAAAATTAATTATTCTAATTAAATCATAATAAGAATGGATTTAGAACCGATAAGTTTAAATTTAGAACCGGATGAAATAACTTTAAATTTAGATAATAATCAAGGAAGTATAGCTGGTGTAGAATTATTAGCAAATAATAAAATAGGTTCATCTAAACCAGAGAAAGTAACTAGTATAGATACTTTAGAAAATGAATTAAATGATTTAGTAATAGATGATGAACCAATGTCGATGCCAGATGAACCTAAAGAAAATAAAGGATTTCTAGGAAGTTTATTTGGTGGAAATGAAAATAAAAATGCGAATAATGTAACACATAGTTGGGATGGTTATTCTAAACTAGAAACAGTAGTAGAGCCTCAAGTAACAGAAGTACCAAAAACAGATATTTTAAAAGAGAAATTTAAATATTTGAAGCTTCTAGAGGAGTTAGAAAAGAAAGGTGTAACACTAAGTAAAAAATATGATATGGAATCATCATTATTAGAAATGCAAGGAGAATATGAAACATTAATAGAAGAAAAAGAGAAACATAATAGTATAAAGTTTCAAGGGAAAATGTTAATGGCGATGATAACAGGAATGGAGTTTTTAAATAATAAATTTGATCCATTTGATATAAAGCTTGATGGGTGGGGTGAACAAGTAAATGAAAATATAAATGAATATGATGAAATATTTAAGGAATTACATGATAAATATAAGTCAAAAGGAAAGATGGCTCCAGAAATAAAATTATTATTTCAGTTAGCGGGGAGTGGAATAATGATACATATGACAAATACGATGTTTAAATCAAGTATGCCAGGAATGGATGATATAATGAGACAAAATCCTGATTTAATGAATCAATTTACACAGGCAGCTGTGAATCAAATGAGTAGAGATAATCCAGGGTTTGGAAGTTTCATGAACATGGCTAAACCTGATAATGTTCATATGAGTAGACCAGATATAAATTTTGCGAAAGATGAATCAAGAAGACCAGAGATGAAAGGACCAGATGATATAAGTGAATTATTAGCAGGATTAAAAAAGAAAGAAAGTGATGATATAGAAAAAATAAGTGTAAATGATTATAAAGAAGAAAATAATAGTAATTTACCTAGAAAATCTAGAAGAAGAAATAAAAGTGAAACAAGCAATACAGTAAGTTTAAATTTATAAAAATATTTTAAGATAAATTATGTGTTTAATTATAATTGATATGGATATAAGTAAAAATGTCTTGATATTAGGAAATGGTGGTAGAGAAAGAGTAATATTTGATAAATTAAATAATGAAAATGTATATATACTAGATACATGGAAGTTTGATGAAATAAGTGATTTTTGTAATAATAATAATATAAATATTGTAATACCAGGGTCTGAAATATATTTATGTAGAGGTATAACAGATCATATAACAAAAAATACAAATTCATTAGTATTTGGTCCTAACTATGAGCAAGCGAAATTAGAAGGATCAAAATATATATCTAAAAAAGTAATGTTAGAACTTGGTATACCAACAGCATCATTTATGTATTACGATAAAGAAATAAATAAATTATTAGATAACTACATATGGGAAAGTAAACCAGGATATGTAATAAAATATTCGGGATTAGCAAATGGAAAAGGAGTATATTTACCAAATAATAAAAAAGAAGCATTAGATGCTATAAATAAATTATTAGAATTAAATAAGAATAATTGGGAAGGATTATTAATTGAAGAGCGGTTATATGGAACAGAAGTATCTGTTATGGGATTTTGTAATGGAAATGATTGTTATTTAATGCCACAAGCACAAGATTATAAACGTGTGTATAATGGTGATGAAGGATTAAATACTGGTGGAATGGGTGCTATATGTCCTGTAAATATTTTAAATAAAGAGGAATTAAATATTATAAAAATGTTTATGG